GGATGAGGTTGACCTCGGAATCGGTGACGGCGTCAGCCATTCCGTATTCCAGCGCGGCAGTCACATCGCCTTGCTCGAAGACATCGAATGTCGTCTCCAGGAACACCATCTGCGCGAAGGAGTGGATCATCGCATCCTTGTAAATCTGCGGCATGTTCATCGTGTCGGCACGGAAGGTCAGGGTGTTCGCCGCGGCATTGGTCTGGAGCATGTAGCTCGTCTCCGGACCGATGATGGCGGCGTACTTGTTCCCGAGCTTCGCGAAGCCCTGGGCGTTCTTCTTGCGGAGCTTCTTGCGCGCAAGGAAGAACCCTTCGGGCAGGACATTGTCACCAGCAGCAACCGTCCCAAACGCAGACCCATCCGCGTTCGGCTGGACCCACATAACTGCCGAATCCGTGGCGTCAGCATCTTCTTCTAGCAGCCCAACACCGGCAACGGCATCGCCGAGCTGCGCATATGTCGACAAACGCTGTGCGAGGCCCTGGTTGAGGAACAATGCACCGCGCTCCAGGTAATCACGGATCGTCGCGGAAACCGCGAACATATCCTCGATACCGAAGAAGTCGACGTACTTGCGAAGCTGGATCGTCCGCGCCCCGAACTTGAGCGCACGCAGGTCACGGGTGGTGACGGTCGCAGAGCTGTCACCCAGCGCCGCAGCAGTCACCGCGTTCGCGGCGGTAGCATCGTAAGTCGGGATGTGGGCAACTAGCCCCTGGCCCGGGAGCATGATGAGCGGTGTGCCCAAGCTCCACAGAACCGTGTTAGAAAGCAGCGACGGTTCCGCTACCGACCACAGCTTTTGCTGGAGGGCCGTATTCGCAGTCGGAATCGCATTAGAACCAGAAGTTGCTGAGGTAATCGCGTCAGCCACAGCAACCACCTACCTTTCGCGTTAGCCGTTCCGGCGATTGATACCGAGCGGGTCTTCCTCTGCGATCATGCGATCAAGCAGGGAATCGGCCAGCTTGGAGTTCCCGGATGCACGAGCTTCCTCGTACCGTGCGGCTGTACTGTTTCGCCCGGAGCGGATTGGGGTTACTCCCCCACCCCGCGGGCGGTCAACAGGTCGCGATGGTTCAAGCGGCGCTGGACGGGACGGCAGCTCGACACTGCCCTTCGCCAAATCCACAAGCGCGATTTTCAGTGGCTCCCCGCTGAGCTGGCCAAGCCACGGATGCTTCTCCATCAACTGGGATTTGACAGTTGTCGTCAATCCCACCTGTGCAAGAGACTCGGCTTCCTGGGCCGATCGAAGGTTTTCCTCAAGCGGGGCAATGCGCCCTGCTACCCCCGCCATGATAGTCACAAACAAATTCCCCGCAGCACGCTCGAACTGGTCGGGGGTCATGACCAGCACCGACTCCTCTTCCCTGATCCTCGCCCATTCCTTCGCACCGTCGACCCCACTGTCGGGGTCACCCATAATGAGCGGCATCAACTGGGTGCCAAGCTCGCGGAGGTTCTTTGGTCCGGCAGCGGTAGCTGGGGTAGGTGGGGAAGTAGGTGAAGTGGTACCCTCCACTGGGGCGGGTTGTGCTCCCCCTTGCTTTCGTAGTTCCGCGGCCTCGTTCGCGGCGCGGCCGCCGATCTGGCGGGCTTCGCGCAGGGCCGCGAGGGCTTCTTCGTAGGTCCGGGGTTCGGAACCTGTGAAGGTTGGCTCGGGGGCAGGTTCGTCTGGTTGCGGGTCTGGGTCAGGGGTGTTGTCACCAGCGAACGCAAGTGCCCGCGCCGCCGCCTTGGACGGGTTTTCCAGCATGGTGCTGTTGGTGTCCCCGCTGATGGCCGCGAAGATTTGGTCGTCGGTGAAGTCAGCGAGGGCGGAGGTCGGCGCAGCGGGGGCCGGTGCGGCCGTGGGCTCAATCGTTGGTTCGTTTGGTAGATCACCGGGCATGTTTGGTTTCCTCGAATGTGAAAGGGTCCGTCGAACGCGCGGCCCAATGCTGCGCATCGACTAGTCGCCCGCGGTGGGCCTGGGCTTCTGCATAGCGTTTCTCCACCACATCCCCCAAGTTCGCCATCAGCCTCAGGGCCGATTCGATGGTTCGGGCGCGATCAGGATCGGCGATTTCGCCAGCGAGGTACGCACGGTGGATGTCGCTTGCTTGGGTGAGGAGCTGGCCCTGGATGAACTGCCATACCCCGTCTCGGGATGATCTTTCCCACAGACCGTGCAGCATTTCCCAAAACTCCATCGACAAACGCGAGTCGTCGGGCGGACGATAGTGTCGATCGTGCAGGATATCGACGATTTCCCCGATGGGGGAAAGGGTGATCTCAGGGCGGGCCAGGTATTCATTCGCTGCGGCCTTTGCTTCGGCCAGCGGATTCCCCGCCGTCCCCTTCCCCAGCACCATCTCCGCCAGGTCCCATCTCAGCCGTAGCCAACGCTGCTTGAGTCTGGACCGCAAGCGCCGCACGTTGGGCGCGCGCATTCTCGACCTCCTGTTGCGAGCGGAAGAATCGGCGTGGATTGAGTGTACCGGACCGGTAGAGGAAGTCCTCAGCCATTTCCGGAACCCGCAGCCACTCACGGGCCTCGGGATCTTGCGCGAAAGCGGTCAGGAGTGTCAAGTAGTTCTGGGCCTGTTGGCCGTCAATCGACCCGAAGTCCCCGGCTTTCACGTAGATATCCACCGGCCAAATGAGCTGGTCAGCGGTGAGGGTGACGGGGCGCCCGCCGCCGTGTTCCTCCGCGAGCTTGATCCACGCCGGGCGGGACAGGTACGTTTGGTTGAGGAGGAAGTAATCCTCCATGATGCGTTGGTCGAGCTGGACACCGACAAGCATCGACTGGAGCCGCACCCGCGAGCCGGATTTCTGCTCGATTTGGCTTATCTCGAACGCTGAGGTCCGTTGGCCGTGGGATTCCCCGAGGCGATTGAGATCGCTGCCGAAGGTCTGGCGCGCGCGGGAGCGGGCTTCCTCAACCTCGGCGAAGGCTTGCGGCATGACTTGGCTGACTGGCAACATCCCCATCACATCGCCGGGGGCATCGTCGGAATCGTAGGTGTACACAACCCCGGGTGCGAGCCCCAGTGATCTGAAACTCCACCCAACATCACGGCGGGCGATTCTCGGGCGTAGGATGTTGATCCACGCCTCAGCGAGCCGCAGGTTGCGAAGCTCGGACGCGGTTTGGATTTCGCCCAGCACCCACCGAAGGGCCGATCGACCGTAAGGTTCGTCGCCGATTTGGACAAATGCTACGTCGCGGTGCGGCGGGCGAAGGTTCGGGGTAGGCAGGGCTTCGTCGCGGAGCTTGGTGCCGTCGAGGGCGAAGACCTGGTACCGCCACTGGGTGTCGGTGTAGTTTCGGCCACCGTCGGCGCGTGACGGCACCCACCCCCAACACTGGCGAAGGGTAACCGCGTTCTTGGGGGAAAGAGATTGGTCCGACAGTCCCGATGTCCTCGATGTTGAGGACTGGGTACCTACCCCTGCTGTGTGGGGCCGGGGTGGGCCAAAGGTCGCAGCGGGGTTGACGGCACCAGACCCGGAGAACGCGAAGGTGCTCGTGCTCAGGTTCCGCAGGCCGGCGTAAAGCTCGTGCCCAGCGTGAGCACGGTATTCGCTGTCCATGTAGCGGAGGTAGTCGAGGTCAGCTTCGAATTCCTGGACCACCCACAGGTAGTTGCCCAACGCGTCCTTCGTGTTCGAGAACCAGGTGCGGCGCAGGTCACCGAACTCGGTCCAGGGTCCGTCGTGGGTGATGACTTTGCTGATCTCGGCCGGGCGCATGGCGGAGTCGCCGTCGGGGCCGAGGGCCGGGTTGGACATCATCGGGAGCCTGCGTTCGCCAAGTTCGCGTAGCCAGAAGCTGTAGTGGATCATGTGCCCGCGAGCGAGGCCGGTGCGCAGGTGCGCGGGGATGGTGGTGGCGAGCCTAGCTGCCCGGCGGTCGGAGGCAAGTTTTTCCTGGGCGGCGTATTGGTAAACTACACTCGGCGCTGTCACCGACTCGACGGTGAACGATCTGGGGTCACGGATCGAATTCGCGGCGAGAGCTGGGATGTGGGAGTCGATGAGTTCGAATGCGTCTGACATCAAATCCCCACGCATCCACTCGGTACCGGGAGGGCGGGACAGCCGCACATTGTTCATCAAGAAATCGTCGCCCTGGTCCCAATCGGATTGGAAAGCGAGCTTTTTGGGGTCGCCTTCAAGGCGGATTCTGTCATCCCACATGCCATAGAGGGTTTCGTCGCGCACTGTGGTCATCCCTTTTTGGGTTGGATGGAGATCGCCGCTGGGTGGAATCCCGACTCAAGATCGGGGTCAATGAGGCTCCCCGCCATCCAAGGGTACTCAGGGTGGGACACCAGGTCCCCTTCGTCGATGTCGGTGATTTTGCCAATCATGGTGTGGGAAACGCGTTCGGGGCGCGAGGTTGAGCGGGCCTGGGGACGGTAGATTTCCTCGTGGAAAACGTCGCTCAGGGCGGTCGCCTCGTCGATGAATGCCGATGAGTTGATGGTTTGCATCTGGGAGCAGGCTTCATGGACGCCCGGGGTACCTTCGACGAGGAAGATCCTGGGCTCTTGCCAAAACCCGGTGACTTGGTGGAGTCGAGCGCGGTCGCCCTGGCCCTTGCGACGGACAATGGGGATCACATTTGGGAGCCTGACCTGGTTCTCGTGGCAGTAGTTCTTGAAGAACTGGGTCGTGGTTTGGCTGGAGCCGTGGTGCCCGGTGTCGGCGTCGTAGGTGATGGTGCGGATGCGCGCGTGGGCTGGGTCGCCTGGGAACTTGGGGGTGTACCAGGCCCAGTTGATGAAGTCGACGATTTTGTCGGCGCATTCGGCCATGGTGGCGGTGCGCGAGGTCCACCCCCGCACGATGTAGACGTTGCCTCTCCAGTGCGCGGCCACGAACAGCGCGTTGGCGTCGCCGCGGGCGGCGCCGGTTTCACCTTTGAACGCCCAGTCCCCGTGCATGGTGAGGAAACTGTAAGCTTCCTGGGGGACCTCGGATTTGGTGATTAACGCTGCTCTGATGTGAGCGTCGGTAACCGGGTTGCCCTCGTAGTCCGCGGGGCGGTTGTTGAGCTGGGCGGCGGCGAAGATGGGGGAGCGCAGCTTTTCGGAGGCGATGTCGTGGGGCGGCCAGGCGATGGGGAAAAAGGAATCGACGGGGTTGCCTTCGGTGTCGTATTCGCAGGACCGTTGGATCACATGCCAGCCGGCCAGGTGTGCGTAGCTGTGCCAGTTCTCGCGGAAGTCGGCGGGAAGTTCACCGCGGGGTGCGCCTAGTAGCACCCGCTCGCGGACCACCGGTTCGATCTCGGTGCGGATGATGCGCCCGACGAGGTCGTCCTCACCATACCTCGTGCACACCAGGAGAAAATACCCGTCGGGGTTGATGACCGGGCCGAGGGATTTGTAATGGGTCCAGACCTTGTCCATCCAGGCAACCCGCTGCTCGCGGAGCTTTTCCTCGGTGATGGGGTCGTCGAGAATGAATAGATCGGGGTGGCCGCCTGTGAAGCCGGTACTAACGCTCCCCGTTATCAACGTCGCGTCGTGCCTAGTTAGGTCCTTGCGAGCAAGGGTTACCGACTCGATGTCATTCCATGGGCGGACCGAGTTCCCGGTGCCGGGGTAGTATTGGCCGAACATTTCGACGAGGCGTGAGCCTTCCCGGTCCCCGCGCCAGTGGGCCTTGGTGGCGTCGGCGAATTTGTTGACGAGTTCCTTCGTCGCCGCGCTGAGGCCGATGGAGATTTCGGGGTCCCAGGCGTGGACAAACGGGCCGAGGGTTTCGCTGACGTTGGAGGATTTCCCGGTTCGGCGGGGCGGAAGAAGGATTGCGTTGCGGCGCCCGATGCACCGGCGGGGGGTGGTGGAGCCGGGGGGTAGGGCTCGGTCGTGGGCGCGATCCTTCAACCATTGCACAATGTGGGCGGACTGGGCCTCGATGAACTCCCGGACCATGGGGTCTTGGAGGATTCGAACCTTTGATGGGTCGGCGCCCAGGACCCGGGTGTTGAACGCCCAAAGGGAATTCAGGGCGAGCTTGCGTTCGAGCAGTGCGACCCTCGCTCGCTTGAGCGCTATGAACTTCCCGTCGCGGGACAACGAGTCGAAGTCCGGTGGGAGCAGGGTGCGCAGCAGTTCGTTATTCATGGTCGCGCGGGGCGGATGCCGGGTAGTTTTGGAGAGAACCGAATTGGGGTGATAGTCGAGCCCGGGGCGGGGGAAAACCCGAGGGGTGCGGTTGAAGATGGAATCATGGTCGCGCGGTCGAGGGCGCTTAGGGGACCTGAGGGGGGTAAGGGTAGCTCACCTAGCACATGGGCCAGGTAGGCGAATTCGCCCAGGGAGTACAGTAGGGCCATGGAAACTGGGTGCGGGTGGGGCCCGGCGCCGATGGGGGTTGGGTTGAGGTAGGTGAGCATGGGGGGACAGGTAGTCCTTAGGTTGACCGGAAAGCTGGGAATTGGTGCAGGATTTGTGGGGGGCTACCCCTCTCTCTCGCCCCCGGCCTGGGGGGGAAAGGGGGTGGGTGCGCCATCGCCCCCGTCCGGGAGGGCAAGCGGGTCAAGCTCCTCGTCCGCTAGTGGACTAGTTGTGCTCCCAATCCCTAGCCGGGCGAGTTCGTCAATTAGTTCAGCTTCCGCAGCGTTCAACACGTTGACTGGTTGTGAGCCCAGGATCTCGTGGGTAGCACGTATGCGTACTTCACGGGGTGCGAACGCCCCGATGCGTTCTAGCTCGGTACGAATCGCGCTCACCCGTTCGCCGACCTTGGCACTTCGCTCCTCGGCCATCTCAGCGAGCAGTACCCCAGCCCGATTCGGGGTAAGTAACCGCCCCTCAGGGATTTGCGCTTCCTCACTCCCGCGTTCCCCTTCTATCAACCAGCCCCGAAGTGTAGCCAAACTAGGACACGAGCGTTCAAATTCTTTACGCAGGATCCGCCAAATGCTCGCCTTGTTGGAATTTGTCTCATACAGCGCCCAAGCGCGAAGCACCATCGCGGGATTCCGCGACCGTCTGGACACCTCAAGTATACCCTTTGGGTACCCCTGCGCTCGGGCTTCCCTTACCAGCGCATCACTATCCAGCGCTTCACCGATCGGCGTTGTACCATTTGGTAAATTACCCATGGGCGAAGGTTACCACCGGGCGGGTTCCACTGTCAAGGGCCAGGGCGCATCCTACCCCACCCAAGTTATCCCCACCTTTGTGCAAATTCCCCTGGACTCCCCCATTCGATCCGCGCTACCATTCTCTCGTTGGCCACGGGAACGCATGGGCACGCCCCTTGCACCCCTTTGGCCCACCGTGAACCCCGAACGCAGGAGACTAGACCATGCTATCCCTACAGCGCAACCCATTCGCGCGCGGTGAATACGTCCGGCGCATCGTGCATTGCGCGACTTCCTGTCACGAATGCGGGCAGTTCCGCCGCCGTCTCTATGCATACGATTGGGTTCCGGACGACCGGGCCCACCGTCCGCTATCAAAACGCGGTGCCGCGGGAAAAACAACCCTGAGCGCGTTCTGCAACTTCAAGTGCTTTTCTGCATACTGGGGGGATTAGAGCCATGCCCACCGAACGCCACGCAACCTACCAAGATCCCCTCCGCCCCATGCCACCGTCCGCCCATAAGCGCATTCAGGCTTGGTACGACGACGCCGAGCGCATCAACGCCCGGCAGCGTCAGCTCACCCTCGCGTGGCTCGCGGCGGTTGCCGTGGGCGCCATTCTCGCGCGCTACCTTTTCCCGGCCTTGGGCCGATAGGAGATCCTATGAACGCAAAGCACACGCCCGGACCGTTGCGCGTTGTGACTAACAAAGCCGGAATCCCCTTGGTGGTTGCCGATACGGGGAAATATTGGGAAAAAGAGCAGCAGATCGCCGGGTACAGTGGCCCCAACGCCGAAGGTAACGCGCAGCTAGGCGCCGCCGCCCCGGATCTGCTCGAAGCCGCTGAGGCCGCGGTCAAAGGCTGGGAACATCCTACAGTTGAAAGTATCAAGATGCGCTGCGATGCAACGCTCTTGCTTCGGGCCGCCATCGCCAAGGCACGGGGAGAGTAAGCCCGCTCACACTTTTCCAGGGGTGCCAACGTACCGGCCACCCTGCGAAACGCGCCCACAGAGGCACCTTGGAAGTCGAAAAGGTGAATAACAGGCGAAAGCGCCACAACCCCAGAACGCAGGAGCCTTTACCATGTTTGAACCAGCGAGACAATGGGACCGTGACAAATTCATTAAAGCCTATCGGCATGCGCTAAAAAGCCGCTCTGGCAAGCAGTGGAGCGTAACAGGCGGGCGCGGCACAGCTTGGGGCTGGATTCATATTACAGCACTTCCGCGCAACGGCGGCTCATGTATGGACGACGCGACGCGCGCCGAACTCGGCAAGCTGCTCGGCATGGGCGGCCCGGCGCATCCACAGGGCGAAAGCGTCCCAGCATCTACCGACTACCGCCTGGAATACTTGGAGCGTTGCCAAGGTCAATCCGTCACGAAACCCGCTACCCCATATTGGGACTAGGAGAAACCCATGAATACTCAACCAGAACAAAAACGATGCCGCGACTGCAACGAGCCGGCCATCGTAATCAAACTCACAATCCCAATCCCACCGACAACGCTAAACCCGCGCGCACCACGTGAAATAGTTGGCGAGATTTCGCGCCTCTGCCGCAAGCACTTTGAGGAAGTCTACGGGCCAGGTATTCTCCCTCCGCCGGCCGAGCTGGAAGCCCTCAACGAAGCTGCAAGGGAGTATTAGCCATGATCCGCCAAGATGATCGAACCCCAGAACAACGTACGACTCATACCTGGCTCGCCATCGGCACAGATACCTTTATGTCTGGCTGGGGCGGCGCGGAAGGCGGCAACAGCTTTGCCGCTTGGGCGTGCGATAGTTGGCAAGACGCCAAGACAATGACCGAGCACCTAGAGCGACGCGGGGACATGCAGCGCGTCCGCATCGAATACGACGATCCCAAGCGCCCTTATCGGCCCGGCCGAACCTGCGCGCACCTGCATATATACCTTGCAGACCTTGAGCGTGCTAAGGGCTGGAAGCGGCCGGCATGAGCGACCAAGGCACCACCCTCGCCGAGCTTCGAGCGCAGATTGTGTGCCGGCTCACTGGCGGGGATATCTGCCGCTGCAAGTTCTACACGCGGTCCGGCCGGCGCTGCGACATCTGCGCCGAGGCAGAGGCGATCGCCGACATCGTGGTAGCTGAGTACCAGGAATGGCTGCGCGTGGTGTTGGAGAATTTGTACTCCTAGCCCCACGAGCAGGGAAGGCGGCCGGGGCTTGTGGGGCGAGCGTTCACCCGGCCGCCCACGAATTCACCGACGAAAGGGATAACCCCACCATGCCAAGCGAACTCTACCGGTCCCCCCGGGCGGTGTGCGGGTGCGGGAAGGTCGGGATCGGCCACCCCCCATGCCCCGGGTGCACAACCCGGGCGACGGTGGTGGACATCACCCCACTGCTGCCCCCAGTTCCACCGACGCCGGGGGTTTTTCGCTCGTACCGCCCGTGGGTAATGGTGGTTTGGGTGGGGGTACTGGGTTGGTGGGGGTTGGTGGGATGGTGGGCCGGCAAGCTGTGCGGGTGGTGGGGATGAGGGTGCAGTGGGTGTTGCACCCCTGGGGAGTTGTAAATTCTCACCCCCGGCGCTTGCTCACTGCATTTTCCCCTTTCCACCGACGCGGGTTCGGGTGTAGAATGGTCCCCGGTTGAGGAGTCAAACCCTAAGGAGTCGTCCCCATGAAAGCTTTGGTGGTATTTTTGGTGTGCGTGGACATCGGGTTGAGTGCGGGACTGTTGGGTGCAGCAGGGTACGTGCGCGAACTTGAACTCGATCTCGCCGATTGCGACGACGCGGTTAGCACGTGCGATGTCATGGTGGAGGCCATCGACGCCCACATGGAAAGCTGTGCGGCGTACACGCGGCTCGGGGGCATCGGGTCACTCGACACCGAGTCGTTCCCGATCTCACACATGAGCAACGGCGCCGGGATGGAAGTCTGGATCACCGGTAGTGATACCTTGGTGGTAACGCCATGACACAGCTAGACCGCATGTGGATCTTGTGGGGCATCGGCGCCGCAGTCAATGCTGGGCTAGGTTTGTGGCTGTGGGTGCCGCTCTTAGTGGGGTGCGCCGCTGTGTACCTTTGGTCTGTTATCACCGAAGCCAACCGTGAAGCTGACAAACGCGAACAAGTAGAGGAGCCAACGCAATGACCGACAAACTCACGCCCGCCCAGCGCGAGGCGATCACAAAAGCATGGAAAGCCAACTCGCCTCTTGCTGAGGCTATTGGCGCAATCCTCGACGCGGCCGACAACATTCTCGAACCCGAGGCGGTTTGGGTCGAGCCTGGTACCCAGGTCTTAGTTGCGGAAACGCACGGCGTTAACTTCATCAAGCGCGCCATCCACTCCATTCCAAGTGGGTACATTGTTGTGGCGTGGCATCGTAGGAGCGATGGCGGTTACGAGACATGCTACAATGAGAAGCTGGATAGAATCCACACCCTCGACGGCAAGCGCGTAGCTGGGGTGCGCCAGGGTTGGACCGATGATGACATGCGCGAGATCGTGCGGCGGTGGTATGACGCTAAGTTTGGTCTAATCCCAGGCCACAACGGGAAAATGTTGCCGAGCTACGAATCCGCACTGGAGCAAGTGTTGGCCGCGATGCGCAAGGAGAGGCTATGAGCCAACTCTTTCGATGTGATCGCTGCAAAGATGCGTTCGAGGCAAACGTCTTTGCCGGTGCACCCAAGCTACAGCACCTCCCAGTCCATATCGTTGGCTTGGACGCGATCGACCGATCGCCCGATCTGTGCGACGACTGCCGCCGAAGTTTCAAGCGGTGGTGTGACGAGCCTGAGCCAAGGTTAGGGCGGCCATGACCGAACCAACCAAAAGCCAGACCGAAGATGTCCGCGAGGCGTTTGATCTTTTTGAGATGCGGCTTGAGGGGCGTCGGGTTGGTTCCCATCTACATACTCCCATCCGCGAACGTATTGCATTTATCAGGAAATCACTCGATAAGCTTGACTTGCTGTTACTAGAAGCCGAGGAGGACGAATAATGACCGAACCCTACGACAACACTATCGGGCCGGACCCGGCTGAGGACCGGCTCGTGTGCGTCGAGTGCAGCGGCGAGGGGCCGTGGGATGAGCACTACTGTGAGCGCTGTGAGCGGTTGCTGTGCAGCGGCGAGTGTGAGGCTCGCCACGAGATACGTATCCATGCCGGCGACGGGCCGGAGTTGGAGGAACGATGACGAGGCGAAAGAAGCGCGATGAAACCGATGGCGTGTGGTGGTACGTCCTGCTCTGGACCGTGCTGTTACTGGCGGTCTACGGCCTCGGCAGCATGACGTACGATATCGCCAGAGCTGCGCGCAAGGATGACACCTTCACGGCCCAGCCCCGTGCCACGCAGCTCTACACCTGGGTCGTGTTCAACAACTCGCGCCAGACCAAGTGCGTGTGGGATGATGTGCAAATGCGCTGGGTTCAAATCCCGCCGTTCGAGTCGATCAGCTTCAACACGACCACCAAGGCACGGCCTGAGATCGGAGTGTGCTTCCCATGACCAACGACGCATACGAAAAGTGCACGAAAGAGTGCGAGCGAGTCGCAACTTGCACGATATGCCACAGAACCAAGCCACCTATCGGGCGAGATGTGGCCGCAGCAGCAGCGGGCGGATTTTGCCAACACGAGTGCCCAGGGTATCGACTGGGCGAGCAGTCGGGACATCTGTGGCCAGGCGAGCTTCACGAGGTGAAACCATGACCACCGACGCGAAACTCACCCAGCGGCAGATCGAGGCGCTTCGGGCAGCCGAAAAGGAATGGCGGCTCTCGCGCCCGGCCATGCTTGCGTGTGACGATCCAGTTGGAAATCTTGTCTCCCGCGCCAACGAGATCCTGACCGGACCGGAATTCACCGAGTCCGACTTGCGCGACGCGATCACGCGATACGTTCGCAGCAATGCGCGCGGAGAGACAAATGGCTGGGACAGCGTTCCGGTGTGGCCAATCGCGCTCGACGCCGCCATCGCCCACGTTCGAGCGAAGAAGGAGAAGCCATGACCACCCAACCCACGCCAGCCGCGCCGGAGCGGGTGTGGCTGTGCGAAGATGGCTATGGTGGATGGTCGCTCGTAGATGGCGAGCCATATGACCATCACATCGAGTACATCCGCGCCGACCTCGCGCAGCCGAAGTTGGAGTTGACACCGCGCATATCAGAATGGCTGTCGAATAAACTATATTCCACAAGCCGGTGTGCGCATGAGTTTGCGTGGGCAGGAAAGCCATTAGATTCGACGATGTGCGACGCTGACGCCGCTTGCCTCCGTCGCATCCTCGAACTCGCGGGAGAGAAGCCATGACGCCCACACCAAGCGCAGCCAAGAGAATCGCATACGAAGTGGCGGCCGATCTGTGCTATGTCAGCACCGGGGAGCCGGCACGCGTGATTATTGAGGGCGCGCTCGAAAACCCCGCCAACATCACCGCGCTGGCAACCGAGGCGGGGTGGGTGAAGCGCGGGGACATCGCGGGACCCGTGAGCCTCGCCAAGCACCGAAGCGATTGCAGCACCATGTACGCTGCGCCGGAGCGATGGATGCTTGAAGGGGAGTATGCGATCTGTTCATGCGGTGAGGCGCAAGAGTGGTTCAGAGACCGCCACGCTAAGGAGGAGCCTCTCCATGGCTAACCAACCCAACCCTCTCGCCAAGGAGCAAGGCCAATGATACCGGGAAACAATACCATGGCGGTCTGTACCGCTGTGATGATTGAGGCGATGCAGGAATACTTCGACAAGCGCACCACCGGCAAGCAGGTGCATGTCACTAACGTCGAAGGCAGCGGCAGCAAGTACGACGCGACGTTCACAATTCACTTCAGTGAGCGAGCAGCGGAGGACGCCAATGACGACGCCAGCTAGCCCCGACTCTCTCGCCACCATCCGCGCGGCGGTGGAGGAGTTGCGCACCGTGCTCCCGTTTGTGGTACATCGAGATGACGACGAGTTCGAGTGCCGAGAGCATAGAGACGGACCAGACACCTGCGACTGTGGTCTCGGACCATATGCGAGGGTCATCGGCATCCCCGACCGCATCTCCCTCGCCCTCGACGGCCTGTGCGTGCGGCCGACGCAGGAGCAGAGGGACGCAGCGTTTGGCCGATGGTGCAAGGCCCGCATCGACGACAAGACGTATCACATGCAGCGCCATGACTGGGATCTGGCTCTCCGCGATCTCCTCGGCCCCGCGCCAACGACGAAGGGAGGCGACGATGTCTAAAGCCCGTGTGTTAGAGTCCCAGGTTATGCACCTGATCCAAACCGAGCGCATCCAGCAGGACGAGAAATGGGGCGAGCAGAATCACTCTGCCGCGCTATGGACCGTGATTCTCGGGGAGGAGTTCGGCGAATTCTGCAAGGCCACGCTCGACAACAAACCGGACGATCAGTTGTATGAGCTGATCCAAGTTGCTGCCGTAGCCCACGCGATGATCGAATGTTACCTGCGAAACCAAGGCTTCCCGAAAGGCGAGCCCGATGCCAACTAACCCCACGCCGAGGCCGACCGAGGAAGTGCGGGAGGCGGCACAGTTAGCAATCACGCTCCGAAAGGCCGTGAATTCCACTGAATCTGCCCGCAAAGCGTTGCAGGCAATAGCAGAGTTCCGCGCCGCCTGCGACCGCCTGGACGAGCTGATCGCATCGCTCGAAGCCGAGCGCGACGCATCTTCGTTGAAGAAAGGTGCATAAGTATGAAGAAAACGCATGCGGCAAACTATTGCGACTTCGGAAAGACTGGCTGGCGCTCACGCTGTCGTGTCTTTCGATACGAAAGGCTTGACGTAAATGACCCGCGTATGGGCGTAACAATGATTCGCCCTTGGGAGATGAGGCTAGTGAGTTGTACATACTGCCGGCAATTGTTGCATCAAGATCGTCGCACGATCAATGTGCAACTTGGGTTTAAGCGCGACGCAAACAAGGGAGGCGAGTGATGAAAACATGGGACGATGTTGCGCGGTTTACAGCACAAGAAGGCCGTCAAGATTCAGGGATCGCTATCTGGTACGATGGCAACGAGTGGGGCGTTCGGGTCTGGACCCCAGACCGAGCAGACGACTTCACGGTCAGAGCGGACACTTTTGACCGACTACTCCCAAGAATTCTGAAGGCAATTGCACAGCACAACGAAGGCGAGGCTCAATGATGCCCAACCACGAGAAGCTGGCGAGGAAGATCTACGTTGCGTCCTCATGGCGCAATGGAAAGCAACCAGCAATAGTAAGAGCATTGCGCAATGCCGGGCATGAGGTTTACGATTTCCGCCATCCAGCGCCTGGCAACGATGGGTTCCATTGGTCCGCAGTAGACCCAGCGTGGCAAAGTTGGAATGCTGAAACATTCAGGGCTGGTCTACAGCATCCTGTTGCAGTGGAAGGATTTCTTCTTGATTGGCGCGCCATGCTATGGGCCGATGCGTGCGTGCTTGTAATGCCGTGCGGCCGCTCTGCCCACCTGGAGTTGGGATATTTCGTCGGTGCTGGCAAGACAGCTCTTATTCTCTTGGAGGACGGCGAGCCCGAGTTGATGTACAAAATGGCGCATATCTGCACTTCGATGGAAGAAGTGCATCGCGAGCTTGGGGCCGGGCAGGAAGCGGGGGAGGTAGTGCCTCCCGCAAGCGCTGGGGTGACCTTACAGTCGCCTCTCTCGGCCGCTCCTGCCGATCCCTCGATCATCACCGATACCGTACCGCGCGCGGCGCTTGAGAATGTCCACGTCGCGATGGACGGCGAGTACGCTGCGATCGTCGCGCACGATCCGAACGGTGTGATGTACATGCTCGCGCAGGTTGAGGTTGGGGGTGACCAGGACGGTGCGTCATGCGACTCCTCTGCGGGGGAGCGTCTGCCGTTGCGTGAGCAGGCAGGTGCCGCGCCTGCCGCCCCCATCGCCTCGGCCGAGGAGATCGTCGCCAAGCTGCGCAGCTACGACTACAGCTACGAGAGCGGGCAGTGGCAAGGCGGGCCAGATGTCAGCGACGAAGATGCGGCGGAGCTGCTCACCGCCTGGGCCGACGCACGCTACGCCCAAGCTCGCGAAGCTGCGAGGCTTAGTGACACCCTGTCGGGCGAGCTAGGGCTGACGCAGCGGTTGTTGGGGGCGAGCGATGAGCAAGCGCGTGAAGCGTGGCGACTTGCGACAGATTTGGACGGATTCCCAACTGCTAGCGGAAACAAACAACTCAAGAACCTCATTCGCCACCTGCTGCAAATCGTGAACACCCCGACCAAGGAGAACCCAACGCCATGACCAGTACGCGCTGCGATCACTGCGACCACATCACAAAAGCACGGAAGCTATGCGGCCGGTGCCAAAAGTCCCAAGATCCAACCGACGGAGCACACTGGGCATACGGCTGGCCATTACAGGGCATGATCGACATTCAATACCCAGCGCAAATCTTCGCTGCGCTGCATAGTGGTCGCACTTACGCAAACGAAGCAGACTTCGATGCTTGGCACATGGAGCACCCAGCAGTTACCGTAAATCAAGCCCAGCGAGTGCGGTTTGAATGGGCACATGACAAGCCATATGCGCTCTGTAATGCTTGCCAGACGGAGCTGTTGGCCACGCTTGGTCGATTCTTCAGATACGGGGAGGCGCAACTACCATGATCACCGAACACAAGTGCTGCAAGTGCGGATGCAAGTGCGCGTGCCACCAAGAGAAGCGATGGTGCCAGTGCCACGGAGGGAGCAAGTTTGTACGTCTAACAACGCCCCGCTGGTGCATGCAGTGCGACCAGGAGATCCGCGAGCCAGCCCCGCCCGCTCCCGATCCTGGCGTGCTGGTGAGGGTGGGAGATCCGGTGGGCCGGTTGTTCAACGGACACGCGGACGGCGTGTCGCGCATCGTGCGTGGTTGCACCAAAGAGGGGTGGATTATTTACGAGATGCCGGAAGTTCAAGATATTGGCCACACGCCAGTGTCCGAACTCACCTTCAACGGCCGGCCTGTGCGGGGATTTGATCCGGGGTGGACCGACGAAGACATTGCGCGCGTGTGGGCAGACGGCACGGCCTGTATTTCAACGTACAAGAGCACTGGGCAAATGGCCCACAATGCCACGCTAGCCTTTCGAGCCGAACGTGACCGCGCCGCCGGGAGGGAGACGACATGACCGGATGGGCAGCGATGCGGCTTGTGAAAAAGGGCACGATACTCGCCGGTCAGACGGTGCAGTTGGTAAATGACGAAGACGGCATCATTGGCATGATCCCAGTGTACAAGTCTGCCGCCGCAGCGTTCAAAGCATATGGAAGCGGTGTGCAAGTAGTGGAGATCACAATCCACGAGCTAGAGGAGCCAAGACCATGACCCCCCGCACGCTAGCCTGGGCAACGCATGACGAGCGTTGCGGGCCATGACGCCGACCTGGAAAACACTAGAGTCTCCACGCTCGTCCAAGGCCGGTCCAGTCTCGTGCTACAGTTGCCGCCACTTTCGGCCCGGTGGCGGCGCATCATACGACTTCGAGGCGTACGGGCCCGAGTGCAGAGAACGGCCAAATATGGAAAACCTAACTTCGTTCCCGTTTCTAAACACCAAGTGCAAAGCATGGGTGGTGCGGCCATGACAGACCCCCGTTGGCCAGAGCTTATCATCCTCGAAGACCCTGTGTATGGGAAGATGTCAGTTTACGAAAACGAAAAGTGGTTTGACAGGATAGCCAAGCTGCACCAGAACTTTGGGCCGCACACACCACCAAGCTGGCGCAAGCGGGCTTGGTGTTGGCTGCGTTGGCGCCACCGCCACCCTGATGGTCCAATCGAATCCATGTTCTGCACCTACTACACTAGGCGGGATCTTGTCTCGGCTATTGCTGACGAGGACCTCAAGGCGTTGCTGCCGGTTCCGGGGGAGAGACGCGGCATAGTGTACTCGTATTCAGTGTGCCGGCGGTGCCACCACAAAAGTGAATGGGGTATCAAGCCATGATCGAACGAGATCCATTTGGAAAGAACCCCAACCAACTCGGCGCCAAACTGGACGCTGGCAAAAACCGCATGGGCCTCGCCGTGTGCGGGTTTGCACGTGCGCTTTTGGCTGTAGGTGAAGTTAGTACCTACGGCGCGAACAAGTACACCGACGGGGGGTGGGTCGAGGTCCCCGACGGCGAGCGTCGGTACACCGATGCCCTGCTGCGGCATCTACTCTATGAGGCCGCCGGCGAAACATTAGACCCCGAGTCACAGCTACTTCATGCCGCCCACGCTGCTTGGAATGCTTTGGCGCGGCTTGATCTGCTGCTTCGCGCGAGTGAGACAAAGCCATGACACCCTCTGCCCCGCTTGCGGCTGACAACCGCACGGGGAATTCTCTCCGCTGGGGTGCGCGAAAAATGTTGCATCGGCGTGGGGTTGGTGCAACAATTCACCGAACGCATGCTCTGGGGTGGGGCAGGGACACACAACTGCACCAATTCCCCCATTCCCCATCCCCACCTTTGGAGGTTTGCTTTGCCAGATGAATCTCTCCACGCGCCATCGGGTGAGACGTGGTTCGCGAAAGGCCGGCGGGTGCTCAAGCGCACCACCGGGCTCGAATTCCCAGCTTGGACCTGGATCGGCACGGAGCTTCACGTCGAAGGCCGTGGGGTAGTGGCGCGTGCGCACCGGCCGTTTCACTACACCCCGATTTTACCCGGCCCAAATGCAACCTACCGCAACGGATCCGGGCACGGCGGGGTCAAGTACGATTAGCGGGGGTGGTGGGTGGGTCACCCACTCGTTCCCCATTTTCCCCAACCTTGGAGTCAACGATGAACGGTAGAAACCTTGACGATGGGGAGCTCAATCCAGTTTCCCCACGGGGCCTTGCGCAAGCTATTCGCCACGCGGTGAAAGCTGAGGTCACCGAGGGGCTTGCAACCCTCGAAGCTCGGCTTTGCCGGCCGCGGACCTGGTGCCCGGGGTGCGGGGCGTACAAAGACCTCGAAGGGTTTGTTGGTCGGACGTGCTACGAGTGCCGGGAAGTTGAGGAGGAAACCCTCCATGGGCTCCACACCCTCCACCTGGGGGAGCTGGAACCGTCTACCTCGCCCGAGGGGTGGCCAACAACCTCCGGTTCCCCCTGCGCCAACCTCGAACCCCTGGAGGGCAACGGGGGGCCATCCACCGTCCGGTTTTCATCCCGCCTACGGGACGGCTTCGGGGAAGTTGGTGAGGTGGAGTGACAACCCCCACCCCCACCGAGCCCACCAGCTTCGGGGCACGGGTAACCGCACTCGCCCAGGTCCACTTTGCCCGGCCAGTTCGGGTGTGGGTGGATACCAACGCTACCGACACAACCGTTGTTGTGACGATCTTTGCTGGAACCACCCGAACCCCGCTGGGGGTGTTCGAGCTGAGCATGACCGACCTTTCAGATGCTGCGATTTCAACCCAGCTCCAGGGGATCAAGCCATGATCGAGGACCCCATCGACCCTTCTACCCCCACCGCTTACATCCTCGCGGCGTGTGCAAGGCAGCAATCCCTGATCGCCCAGACCACCGACCGGTGGTTGGTGGTGGGGATTTGCCGGACGGTGGAACACGAGATCAGAACGTACCTTCAGTTTGGGGTACCGTGGGGGACAGTCGCCGTGGTGGGGGCGTTGGTGGAGACGCTGGGGGTTGGGGTGGCGAGACTGGAGGAATTGGAAAGAGACCACACCAATCCAACCGAGGGGGTGGAGTGATTGGAAACTCCACCCTCTTTTCTTTTCTTGGTCCTGGTTTACAGGAAGGTTTACCACTTCCTGTATAACCAAGAAAAGAGTGAAAAGCTTTACCCCCGGGGGATTGGGTCTAAACCCCACTTTAGACCCTCTGTTTCTTGGTCGAAAAAAAGCGTTTCATTTCTTGGTCGCCAAGCTTTTTTGAAAAGAAACATATGTTGACCATCTGCCCCGGCTGCGGGGATGAAATGGAAGACGGGACGAGCCATGTGCTGTGCACGCAAGGGGTTACGCCACCACCCCTCAATGGTGGCAAAAAACCTGACACTTCGGCCTTCCAATGCCTCGCCGGAGACCCTGTTTACCGGACCCCCATCATCGGCCCGTTCATCGCGCCGGGGGATTTGTTCTACTTCGTCGGGCAGGACGGGTGCGGCAAGTCGAGAATGGTTGCTGATGTCCTGGTCCACGCCAACGATCCCGCCCAGGACTCCCCAGCGCCTCTAGGGGGAGCTTTCACCATCAACCGGGAGCTGTATGACCCCCTCCAGGGCCACCGCACCCTGATCGTCGACGGCGAGAACAGCATCGACGAGTGGCGCCGGCACCTGGGGCACGTCATGGACGGGTACAAAATCCCCAAGGACCACCGCGCCGCGATCACCGCGAGCATTTTCTATGTCGACGCGAGCGAGTTTGGGCTTGGGTCGCCGTACCGGGACAAGGTCAACCACAATGTCATGTCCCGCGGCAAGCAATGCCTGGACCTCGCGAGGCTGGCCGCCGCAGGGGACTACCGGATCGTGGTCATGGACCCGATCTGGGATTGCTTTGCCCCCGAGAGCGTGGCCGACGACCAGTGGGTGACGCACGGCCTGAGCATCTACCACCGCGAGGCGCAAAAGCTCGGCATCACCACGTTGGTGGTCGCCCACCCACCCCTGTTCGACCCCAAGGGTGGGCCGCGTCAACGCTGCAAACCCTTCGGCACGACGCGGCAGCTCGGGTGCATGGACGGTCGGTTCCTCGTCGAGCACAACAAGGACCGGACGGGGATACGGTTGAGCATCATCAAGGACCGGACGGCGTACTGGATCCGACGGGAATCCCACGTCACTCTGTACTTCAACGCCAAGATCGGCGGCGGGTACGAGCGGGTCACCAATCTCAACCAATGGCCCCACACCCCCAATGTCACCCTCACCGACGACGCAAAAGCCGTGTTGTCCCACATCCCCGAGGGCCGGGCGGTCAAATCCGACGAACTGGTCGAACTCTGCGGCAAAGGGAACATCGCGAGGAAAAGACTCGACATCATCCTCGCCACCCAGCTCATCCCGTCGAGGATTGTAGTGCGCACTGGGACCGGGAAGCGTGGCGATCCGTATTTCTACCGACGCGAAACCCCAACCGCGAAAGAATCTAGTTGACCCATCGCCCCGTTTGTGGTAGGATGGGTTCCTCGGAGTCAAAAGGAGTCAAATCATGCAGAACCAATGGAACCAATGCGTCCTTCGCATCAAGCATTACGGCATGGTCGCTGGGTGGGGGATTCCCACAGTGGCCGAAATCCGCGAACATGTGGGCTTGCACAAACCCGTCCTCGTCACCCGCACGTCTGACATCACTACCGCCGTCGATTGCCAAATGGAGTGGTGGAAGCGTCGGGTGGCGGGGAGAGTACGCGAGCGGCTGGGCGCCCAAGACCCACATTACTTTCTCACAGGTCGGTTGGTGCATAGTGGGGCTGAGTTGATCGAAGGGGGTATGGCGGGCGAGACGGTGGCACTACAGGTCCAGGGCGAGCTAGATGCCCTTGCTGAAACCGCCGTCCGCGACACCGACATCCGCGAGTTGAACGCTGCGAAGTCCTGGGTCCCCGATACCCTCAAGCTCTACGACAGTGAGGTGCAAGACGGGATCGACTCACGCAACATTGCCACTGAGCAGGTAGTGTGGCTGTTGATTACGAAGGGGCTGTCGACCCCGACGTTGATTTTGCAGAAGCACGACAACATCAGGGTCGACGACAGCGGCGCGTTGCTGGTCTACGACCGCAAGACCCGCAAGCCCCCGCACGACATCGCCAGTGACCTCCTCGAAATGACCAACGGGTTCCAGCTCGGGGCGGTGTACCCAATGACTCTGCTCACCCTGTGGTACCAAGCTCACCCTGCGGTGATGGCCGCCGGGGTAAAGAGCTTTGGTGGTGCCAGGGTGCAGTTCTGGCTGAAGGACCCGATGCCCCCGAGCCGCGACGATGTGTTGCGTGAGATCCCGGCGTACTGCAAAAAGTGCGTCACGATCAAGGCTGGTGACACGGTACCGTACACCATCGTCATCGACCGCGCTGAGCACCCACGCATGGACGACGATGGGTGGGCCGCGCACACAGCCGAGAACACCGAACGCTACACCAAGCACATTCGCATGGTCCAAGCCGCCGACACTCTGCGCGAAACCTGGGTTCGCAACACCATCACCGAGCACACCCTCCCTATCACCGATTCGTCGATTACGAATGTCATGCGCTCAGTTACAATGGCGCTCGGGGACATGGTGATTGCCGGGTCCAACTGGCATAAGCCGCGCATCAACCCTTCGGCGTGTCGGCGCAACCATGTTCCGTGTACGTACCTTGGAACGAAGGGGTGCCCGGACGACGGCGGGGATGACATGGTTGGGTCCGGTTGGGAATCCCCCGAGCGGGATTACGTCACCGAGGTCGACGCGGCGTTGAACTCACCAGACGGTCTGGCGGGGATCGAACCAACGGCGGTGGAGGTAGTGGAGTCCGCATGAACACCACCATGACAATCAAGATCGCACTCTCCGCTGAGGGTGGGCCACGTCGGTTCAATCTGGGAACCTTCACCGCATCCATCGAGATCCCCCACCGCACCAAGATCACCGACGCCGGCTACCAGAAGTTCGTCATTGACCTACTTCGTACGTCACTGGCGGATAGTGCCAAATCAGCCGGGGTCACGGTCCTGAGGGCATCTGTGGACCACGAGGACATTCAAGCCACCCCCGAACTGGAGAACCTCTGATGGCGACATCATATAGGTCAACGGTGTATACCGATGTCAGCCCCAATTTCGTAATCGTCGAACCCCCGTCGCTTATGGATTGGGAAGGCGACAAGTTCGATGTGTACCACGAAGCCGCGAAGCTCGCGCGACGGGATTGGCGGGACGAGTTCGGTGCAAGCGCAATTGTGGTGGACACCGCAACCTCCCTCGGGTATGACTTGGTGAATTACGTTGCCCGGGCCGGGCTCGGTCGAGTCAAAGATGCAGTGTCGCTCGCGGTGAACGACGACTCGTGCAAATTCACCAACCCCCAAATGCAAGACTACGGGGTGGCGCAGGGACTGTTGGAATCGGTGCTACGGGTGTGGCTCACCCAACCGCTTCATGTGTTTGTGCTCGGGCATCGGGGTGAAGCCACCAAGAAAGAAAAGACCACCAACTCGCAAGGCCGGACCGAGGTGACTGAGGTTTTCCAACACTACGGTATGCGCGGCCCTGGCCAAAAGCTCACCCACACCCTGGGTGGAATTTTCAGTCAGTACACCTACTTGATGAATGTCGCGGGGCCAGCTCAACCCCCCGCTATCCGCTGGCACATGGGGGACAGTGCAGATTATCGCGGCAAGGTCCGGTCGCTGCACCCGGGCGCCAAACCGTACATCGACCTCAAGTGGAACTCAGCCAACCCCGAAGCCAACCTTGCGATGCTCCGCGCGGCGTGGTCGAATGTCGCCATGTGGAACGGGATTCGGTGGGATGCGGCTAAGTTGTCCGGCCCTCTCGCCCGCCCGTTCCGCATGGGGGCTTACGGTGAATCGGGGTCAGGCAAAACCACCCTGTTCACCTCGTTCCCGCAGGAGCTATTTGCCACCGGCCCGGTGGTGTACGTTGGCTACGACCCCGGTGCAACGTACATGGAAACCACATTCCCGCAGGTATTGGGGGCGCCAGTGCCCCCGCCCGTACCCTCCCAAGGGTGAACTAGCTAGTCAACCAACGAAAGGTATGAATGATGTCAGACCAAATCCGCATGGAAGATTGGGAGATCGACGCAGAAACTCAAGCGGCGGTGGATGCAACCGCAGCGAACTTTGTGAAGTTCCGCCCGGGGCCGAACGGCGAAGAACCCCCGGCCAATGTGGACAGTTCCAGTTCGTGGACGCACCGTCAGGACGAGGTCTTCGAGGTGAAGAATGTGATCCTGGAGGTGGACGAAAACGAGAAGTCCGGGACGACGCTGGTGGCACGGGTCCAGTTTGCACTGGATGCGGGCGGCTCGTTCAACGGGTTCTACCGGTTCCCCAAGGCCACCGACAAGTGGAACTACTTCACCAAGGAAGACAAGGCTCGGTTGGATTCGTTGGCCAAGGTCGCCGGGCTACCGCGTGAGTCGAATCCGGCGAAGTTGCTAACGAGCTTGAAAGGGATCAAGGCTCGCGGTGCGTTCTACCAGGGCTACAAGGAACGCCAGGTCAAGGACGCTGGGACCGGCAAGTGGGTTGGTAACGGTGAGTTCCGTCCGATCCAAGAGTTCCGCAAGTTCTTCCCGTTGATGTAATCCCCCCATTGGGGCCGGGGGGAAGGGGCGCCTCCCCGGTGCGGGACTTACCCAAGCTGCGACTCCCAGCTTGCCCGCCACCCCCGGTCCTGTACCCCACCCCGCGAGGTGACAATGCCGCACACCCCATTCACAACGGTTACCTCAATGCCATCCCCACCTTGCGTTGGGTGCGAGGGGTGCGAGCTGGCCGGTGGGTGGATTGAATCCCGCCCCCGCCAGGCCCGCCAGCACCAACAAGCCGGTGGGTTTGTCCCGGCGTTCGGCCCAAGCGACGCAACGTTCCTGGCGATTGGGGAGGCTCCCGGTGAAACCGAGGCCAGCGAGGGGTTTGGGTTCGCGGGGAAGTCCGGCAAGCTGATCCGCGGGATCATGGAATCGGTAGGGATTAACCCCACGCACGACGTTCGGTGGACGAATGTGCTTCGGTGCCGCCCACCCCTCAACCGAGACCCGACCCCAGACGAAATCGAACGCTGCGGAAGCTTGGTCGAACAGGAGCTTTTGGCCTTTTCGGGGAAGGTGGTAATCGCCGTAGGGCGCATGGCCCTGGATAGGCTCCTGGGGCCGGAAAAGACTACCGCCCTGGTGAAGTCCCGCTCGCTGTGGGATGGGTACGTGTACGAGTGGGGGAACGAGATCGAACCCGCGGTGCATATCGGCTACGCCAAACGGTATACCGGCGAGGTGTACAAGTCCAAAACCAAGCTCCACACGAAAGGGTCACCGAAATTGTCGCGGGTGGGGTTGATTGTCGGGGTCCCGAAGCCACCGCACGCGATTGGGTTGGTGGCGTGCCTGCACCCCTCGGGTGTGCAACGCTCCGGGCTGTCGAATCTCGAACAGCTCAGGCATGCGCTGCGGGTTGCGAAGAACCTCGCAGACGGGGCACCCATCTGGCGCGGCCCGAACATGGATACGCTGATCCAGAACCCCCTCGATTGGTAGGAGAACCAATGGAATCCCAGCAATCCACAACCAGTGTCGAACTTGAAGCCATGGCCGCGGCATACTCTATGCAGCTTGACATAGGGCTCCCGAACAGCGCGTTCATCATCAAAGAGTGGAAGCAGAACCTCGACCAAGCTGTGAATTTCGTCACTGTGGCGTTGAAAACGTATGTCTACGCTCTCCGGGCGAGCAATGACTATGTGGTGGAATACCCGAAGGATTGGTGGCAGGCGTTCAAAAAAGCCCACGCCCCGCAGTGGTTCCTTCGACGCTGGCCGGTTGAAAACACCAAGGTTTCGTTCCATGTGCGAGCGTTGCTACCGGACTTCAAAGACATCCCATTCGGGGCGGGGAAATTCAAGCAAGTGATCCTGTTGGCACAAAAGAACACCTTGGCCAGTGATGTGGATGAGTTTAGCACGGAGTACGGCGCACCTTGCAGCTACACCCCCATCGGGCGAATGGTCGCAGCCCCGACAGAGGATGAGCTAGCTGAGTTGGAATTCAAGCTGATGGACCGAGCCAACCGCGGGCCGCTTTCGTGCGCGGAGGTAGTCGCGATACTCTCTATATGGACCGAAAAGTTCTTCAACCCAGCCACGGACCGTTCGTGATGCGCTGGCTCGCGTTTGACATCGAGAACCCGCACGGCCCAATGGACCGGATCGGGTTTGCGCTGGTGGTGGAGGACGAGGGCACCCACCCGCGCCTCGTTCGCACCGGAAGTTTCACGTGGAACAATGCAACGCGCGCTCTGACGCGCCGGCTCCTGGTCGACAACGCCGAGGGCGCCGATTGGCTCGTGGCGCACAACGCCCCATACGACCTCGGGCACCTGGCGGAAGAAGGGATTGTGGTGCCGCCAGCGCGGGTGTTTGACACCATGCAAGCAGCGGCGTTGCTCCACCCGGATCTGCCAAAGGCCCTGGGGGCCATGCACCGGTACCTCCCTGATCCCACCAAGCCATGGAAATGGGAATCCACCGCCCGCCCGGCGTTCTACAACGCCATGGACTGCGAGGTCACCGCCCGCATCGCCCCGGTGTTGTACCGAGCGCATCAAGATCGCGGGTCGTTGGCTTTGTTGGTCCGGGGGATTTTACCCTCGATCTACGTCATCGACCGGATGACCCGGACAGGGATTCCTGTCGACACCACCAAGCTCCGTTGGTGGCGGGCAAACACACAAGCCAAGCTCAACAACCTCCACGCGGAGTGGTTGGACATCGCCCCGCTGGTGTCCCCAACGTCCCCGAGGCAGGTAGCGGAGTTTTTGTACGGAACCCTGGGGTTCCCGGTGCTCGAAACCACTCCAACTGGGCTCCCGTCGGCTGACGAAGGGGATCTGAGTGCGTTGGCGGTCCTAGGGGAGCGGCGCCGCAAAGCCGCTGGCCTCAGCGACACCAACTTTGCGATTGGGAAAGAGATCATCCGGCTTCGGGTGGAAATCGCCGGCACCTCAAACCTCCTGTCCACGCACTCCGATGAATCCCGAATCGCACCGGACGGCCGGCTCCACCCCTCGTACCTGCCGGCCAAGGATTCCTCCAAGGGGGGGACCGCGCCCGGCCGGTTGTCGTCCTCCCCAAACGTCCAGAATGTCCCAATTGAAGCCCGGGTCCAGTTTGTGCCACCTCGCCGTGGGTGGGTGATCGTGGACACCGACATGTCCGCGGTCGAGGGACGCACCCAAGCGGCGCTAGCCGACGACGTTGACCTCCTGGGTGCGTTTGCGGACGCTGGCCGCGACCTTCACCAAGAAAACGCCGACGCAATCCACAACGCCCTGGTGGGCTTGTGGAGCACATACCCCGCTGGGTTCCGCCACCGAGGGTCCCCCGGCGCCTGGACCCGCGTCGCCCACCGCAAACCCACCAAAAACTTCAAATACGCCTGGGACTACGGGGCGAGTATCCCAACCCTTGGGAAAACCCTCGACTTGAACCGCGCGGAAACCGAAGCCGCGGTTACCGCGATCGAATCCAAGTGGCCGGTCACCACCGCATGGCGGGAGCGGGTGGTCAAACTCGCTGTGCTCCGTCACCACCTCGTCAACCCCTTCGGCCGACGGCGAAGTTTCCACGGGGTGAGTTCGAGCGATGGCATGATCCGGGCGCATGCCAAGTCCCAAGCGATCAACTTCCTGCCACAATCCTGCGTGGCTGACATGTTCTGGATGCTGTTCCCCATCATAGAGGAGGTCATTCACGATTTCGGGGGGGAATTCCACACACAAGTCCACGATTCGGTGGTATGGTCAGTCGAGGCGAGCGAGGTGCTTGACGCCACCCTGGCGTTGGGGGCGATCCTCGAACGGGAGTGGCCCCAGATCCGGGAGGGGTTCTGGGTTCCGTGTGCCCACGCAGTCGGCCCATCGTGGGGCGAGACAACGCCATACGACGCCTGGGTGGCCGCCGGGTCACCCGTCTACTAGTCTTTCCCTTTAGGAGGAAATCCAATGTTCGTGATGATGGACGAAGGCAGGGTGGATACTGACCCCAAGTTTCTCACCGACCGCCACAAACTCTACCAGGACTTTCGCATCAACGGGGGACCGACTCCGGCGGCGCTCCTGCAAATGGGTGGGTCGCCGTGCCCTAGTTGCTCGAAGGCAGCGCGGGTGCTGGGTGCCAATCGCCCCGAAACCTCTGAGCTGTACTGCCCCACCGAGCACCTGTCGTTCGATCTGTACGCGCGTAGGGGTGGGAACATCGAGGACGACGGGCTGTGACACCCGGTCCCTGGGAACGCAGCGACTGCCAGGTCACCCTCGTTGGTGGCCCACGCGACGGGGACATAGTCTGGACCCCACGCAACGCCGAGCTGGTGTATGTGCCGCACGGCGCGGGGTTCCAGTTCTCCGTCTACAAACCGATCCCCGGTCGGGAATCCAAGTGGTTCTACGACGGGGAAGACATTTCCCTTTCAAAGGAAACCGAGTCCCATGAAGGTTGAAAAGGTCATCGTGGGTATTTTACTCACGACGCTGAGTATTTTCATTCTGGACACCGCGCTCGTGTGCAACCGGGCAGATGCCGCGGAACCCGTGGTCCAGAACTACATCGCGTACCAGTCCGTCGCGAACCCCGGTACCGACGCCGACAACCAAGCGGTTGCGGTGCTCTCCACCCCAACCCTCGACGTCACCGAGTGGATCACCGATTTCATCCCGTTCGCCGACAAGCTCCCGTGGTTTGACTACAAGGCGCTGTACGTGATGCACTCCACCGGCTTCACCGATGTCGACAGCTCCCCGGTGTTCACCGACCACGGTCCGGAGGTCTACGCCGAGCGTGACATTACCAAGGAATGGAGTGTGGACTTTGGTGCGCAGCACCGCTCGAACGGTGAAAGCGATGACGAGTCCAGATCCGTGAATCAGTTCTTCGCCCGGTCCAACCAGGAGAAGATGTTCGGTGACATCGTCGCCACCTACAGCATCCGGTTGTTCTACATCGTGGGCGAGCCCGAGGGTGAGATTCGTGACCTTCGTGCGTTCGGGGATAATGGGCGCTGGGGACTCGACGGTGAGCTGATTCTGACGCATTCCAAGTACGGCTCCCTTCACGCGAGCGTGAAAGAGAACTATGCTGTGGTGAGGTTGACGGCGGACCTCATGCAAAGCTCGCCGCTCCAGCCGATGATCTACGCCAAGTCCGCCAAGATGGACCAGCTCGAACAAGACGACACGGTAACCCGAGCACTCGGGGTCGGGGCGACGTATAGCTGGTAAATGCAGCAATCCCGCTGCCAGGAACGGCACACGAAAGGGGTTTGACATGGCTCGATGGTTCCTAGTTGCCATCCTGGCAGCGTGCGCGACTCACGCCGCGGCTGCCGGGTGGTACGATGTCGACTACGACCGACGCATCAAAATAACCTGCGCGCCCGACAGCATCGGGACCGGGGTTCCCGATTCGCTGGGCGCGGACTACGGGAGCTTGATTGGGTTCCCGCTGTTGCTGACGGATCTCCCGGCGGCGGTGTACGACTCAGCGCTGACGACTGGCGCTGACCTTCGCTTCACCGCCCAGAACGGCACCACCCTCCTCCCCCACGAGATCGTCTACTACAACGCGACGACGGATTCATGTGAAATCTGGGTACGGGTCGGCACCCTGACCCCGTCGTTCAACTGGATCTACCTGTACTACGACAACGCAGACGCAACCCCACTCGACCTCGCCACCACCCAATCGACCTGGCAGGACTACGAGGTGGTGTACCACTTCGACAACAACCCCGCGTTGGGGATGCTGCTGGACAGTTCCCCCAACGCCCGCGACGCCAACGCGCAGTCCGCTGGCGCCCAAAGTTGGGACGCGGATGACAGGGTCGATAGCCCGATCCGCCGAGGGTGGCACTACAACCAAAACGTGAACACGGCGTACACTGGGGTTCTCACAACTTCCCTCGATTGGTCGGTGTTCGCGTGGGTGGAAATGGATACCTTTGGCACGGATTTTCTGGTGCAAGGTCCTCCGTGCGTGCAGATCCTCGCCACCGGGGCGTCTGACGTTTCCCACGACATCCAGTACACAACCGGCGGGTACTGCGGGTCGATCAGCCAGGGGGTGGACTTCCGCTACCGCGGCGGTGACGGAACCCAAGACGACTTCCATCACTACGCATTCGCAATGTCGAGCGAGGATTCGCTGGTGACGGTTTACTACGACGGGCGGGAGTTCCAATTCTCGTCCAACGGCCAGGCCGGCGAGCGGGTGAAGCCGTCGGGTCTCGGCCAAGCCGGCGCCCCCATCGGCCTCGGCTCGGTCCAATATCTCCAAGACGGAACCGGGACCCTGACTGACTCCATGCACGGGACCGTGGACGAGCTGCATGTCCGCGCCGAAGACCCGAACCTTCCACTGGGTGCGCACTTCTACAGCACCCTGTTCCGCAATCAAGCAACCCCGGCTACCTTCGTTTCCTTCGCTACCCAGGAGGCATGTTGGTCATGCGACTAAGAAACCTGTCGGTGCTGGTGGGGCTGTTCGCCCTTGCCGGCTTCGCCCTCGCCGACCCAACCCCAACTGCCGTCGCCGCAGGGTCGTACAGTGAAGGCGCAACGGTCGATGTAGATGGGACCGGGTTCGGACCGAATTCCCTGTCCTTCATCTTCGAGGACTTTGAGAGTGTGTATGATGACCAAGTCACCGCAGGGATTTGGCCGGCCTACATGGACTCTGGGACGGTTGTTGGATACCCCGCCGCATTACGCATGACTGTAGCGTACACTCAAATGGTCGCTACTGGAAACCGGCCTCGTGTGGTCCAAACGGAGAAGTACAATGGAAACTGGAGCCTTGCGTGCCCGGTTATCAATACCGGCAGTGCCCGCGGGAATGTGCTGACCTATTACCCCATCCGCGCTGGGTTGACTGACGATCGGTTTACCTCGGTCACGGTCAGTTACTCCGTCAAGGTCGTTCCGTTTACATGGGACGGCACCCGCCAGCAATACAAGATGTTCGCAATCACGAACGCCGACCAGTGTTGCGGAAGTTGTAGTAATGAAGTGAACGACCAGGAAGGCGGGTTCTACTTTGAGTATTTGCATGAAACAGATGGCACACGAGCTGGCGTGGCCCAGTCCTGGCCGATGTCCGACGAGGGGAATTGGGACAACTGCGCGACTGATCCATGGTGCAAGTGGCGCGGGTTCCCAGGGAACGCCAATGGCACTATTTCCTTCATCAACCCATACCAGGAAGGTTGGGACACGAAGAACCAGGCTGGCAACGGCACAGACCTTCGCGATGTATCGGTGGTGAACCGGTGGAACAACTTTACCACGAGCTTCCAATTCAGCTCGGCACTCGGGGCGCGCGACGCGAAGTTCCGCCGCCAGGTTTTCGGTGAGGGTGTCCAGAACGAAACTGTCCTAGGCGGCGGTACCAGCGATTTCATAGATTTCTACTGGAAGGACGATTTCTGCTCGCACCTTGGAGATCCAGGCCTTGGGACCGGTTCTGGTGAGTGTTTCCCGAACGGGAACGAAAGACCGGTGTCTGCCGAGTGGGCGCCAGTCGCGAAGAACATCACGTTCCGAAACTATGGTGGTGGTTGGCAGGGCGTTGTCAACCACGTCTACTACCTCGATGACATCTTCATCAGCGTGAACAACGGCCAAGCGCGAGTCATGCTCAGCAACGGCCCGACGTACTACACCAGTAGCATTTTCGAGGTCCAAGCCCCCACCCAATGGGACGACGACGAGATTCGGTTCCCGTTGCGCTGGGGTAAGCTGAGCCGCCACAACCCGGTGTATGTGTACGTCATGCACCAAGACGGCACAGTGAACTCCGAGGGGGCTCTGTTGACCAAAGCACCCATCGTCATCCCACAGGGTGGGACACGCGGTCCTGAGTTCTCAGACCCCCCAGGTGGAAAGTAGGGAGCCCGGCCATCGCGCGAACCTACCCTAAGCGCCACGACGCCCCCCTCGTTGTCATCGAGTGGTACGACATCCAGGATGACGACGACTGGAACGACGAGGGGGACCCGAACTTCTACGCAGCGCATTGCGTGAGTATCGGGTGGAGGATCTACCAGGACAAATGGATAGTCATGCTCGCGAGAACGTATTCCGAAGACACCGAGGGGTGGTCTGAGAAACGCGCCATCCCCCGCGGGTGCATCATCGACCAGGTCGAATTGAAGCCCGCTGGTACGCCTGCGAGTCCGTCGCGGAAAAGACGTGCGGGTGGCCGTGCTCAAGAGTGATAAACCCAGGGCTCCAGTCCGCTGACATTTTGTCGCGGCGTTGGATGTACTCAGCCGCAACCGGGTCAATCCCACACCCACCATCCACCGCCCACTTGTGCCCGTAGGTACTGACGGTCACCCCGAGGTGGTGTTGGTGGGCGGAGAGAAAGTGACAGTTGTACTTCATGGCGCCTTCAATGGAAACCGACAACCGCAACTTGCGATAGTTGTCGGGGTGCGAGATCCGCCAGCTCACCCCATCAGGGGTCCCGTACATGGTCATGTAAAACCGATCGGTGTACAGCACACGCTTCGCGAAACTGATTCGTTGCTTGGCCGGCAGGAGATCGTGGATTCGGGACATGAGCAACGAGATCCCCATCTTCAACTCCAACCGCCTCAGGATTCGCTCGTCATGGTTGCCCATAATGACACAAATGGTCTCAAACTGCGGCAGCGCCGCGGCAAAGAACTCCGCCACGGTATCAAAATTCGTCGCTGGATCCTCGGATTTGACCTTGAGGAAGCTAGAAAAGCAATCGAAGTCAAAGGTATCCCCCGCCAGGATGAGTCTCTTGATCCCGCGGACCTTCGCCACCTTAAGCCCCCACGCGAGCATGTCCCGGTAGTGGTGCGGGAAATGGCAATCCGAGAACACCAGCGAATCCTCATACGGAAGGTCCAGCCCCTCCAGCATCTGGGTGACCGGGGATGTCTGCGGGAGCCGCTCTGCAATCGGGATTAGCTCCGGTGCAAAGGTCGTCGGCAACCCGAACGCCATGCACCGCTCCCGCATGAGGGCGATCACCGCATGGATTGACCGCCCCTCGAATATCGGGTACATCTCCGCGATGAACTGGGAAACTGCCGGCAACGCGAGCTGATGTTCCTTGCGAAGCTCGACGTAGCGGCGGGTCTCGGCCTCACCGATGGGTAAGCGTTTCACGATGTGTACCTCAGGATGGGGAGGGTGGGTTCAGGGCTTCCATCAACTCAGTGTTGGTAAGCGTCTGGGCGCGAAACAATCCAACCGCTTCGACATAGGATTCGTTGTCCCGGTCGGCGTAACCGTCGCCGTCGTTGTACGCGGACACGGCGTCCTCAATTGAGCCACGGAACCGGTAGGTGAGCTGCCCGAGCTTCTTGCACCCGAGCCACACGGCTTCGGACGGGTGGACAAGAAGGGTGGAGATCGGCCCCCGGTGCCCCAGCTCCCGTGCCACTGACCCCATCACCTGCATCAGCCCCCACGAAGCCGACTGGGCGTTGAACTCAGTGGGGGACAGGTGCTGGGCTGCGTGCTGGCGGCCCTGCCCCAACGGGCGCCCCAGGTGGTCAGTGAACCACCGCCACCCTGGTTCGTACCGATACGCCCACACCTCCCCAGCGGATTCCCGCCACAAAACCCCCCACGCCAGAGCCGGCTCCACATCGTGGGCGCGGGCAGCGTCCCCGACCAGCCGGGCATAGCGGCGCAGCAGTGGCGAGGGGGGGTTTGAGGGGCTATGGCTCACGGGACGATGGGTGCGACGGGTGCCGGTGCTTCTGATGCCGCCTTCGACTCTTGATGTGTTTTGACCACAGCGTGACCGACGCCCACGACACCGCCCCAAACGCTGCCAGAAACCATCCACAGATCGCCAACGTTCTGTAGACCCAGGCCAGGAACCTCCACAAGCGGGAGTGCGAGTCCAGCATTGGCCTCCAGCCATTTGAGCAACAGACCAAACACGACCCCAAGAACACCCTGGACCCGTTTGGAGTCGAAATTGATCTTGCTGAGCATGGTAGCTCCTTTGGGAAGTGGGTGGGATTCTACCACACCCGGTGGTGAAAGTACAGGGGAAAAAGGCGGCACCGTTGGCCCCAGCGGCTCCCCGCTTACCTCTGGTTCGCGTTTCACAGCGACGCCCCCTTGGATGTGAACTACCGTTGGTCGATTCGAAGATTTGGGTACGCTTGCTTGAGCACCGCCACCAACACCGCTAGGTTCTGCTCGATTTGCGTCACGGACTCGTTGAACAGCTTGGCCTGGTTGTCCATGCGCAGGGATGTCGCGCTGGTGTCGGCCCGGAGCGCAGCGGTTTCAAGGTCGAGGCGTGCGATGTCAACCTCCATGCGCTCGGTAGCGAGTTGGAGGTCTTCGCTGGCAGCGGACCCTACCTGCTCATTCACCGCCCAGGACAACCCAGCCGCAACCGAGAACACCACCGTCGATAGCCCAGCCATGAACTTGCGAGTCGACGTGATGTCGAAGCTCTCGCTCACGTCGCCGTTGTGTCGCTTGGGCTCGAAGTATGAGCGGTTCATGGGTGGACCTTGGTGAGGGTTAGGGTGGTGGTCTGCTCGGGCATGGCTAGTCGAGCCCAGGGCCGGCGCCTAGGCGGCGTTGAGGGTCGATGGCGTTTACGCGGCGCAAGTTGCTTGGCCACGACTCGGACTCCACGTCACCCTGACCGTGGACCCAGTAGGCCGGGACGTTGATCATCGTCATTGCCTTCCACTCGCCCAGCGTGAAGTCGTTAGGCGCGGCGTCTTCCATGTGGCCCCAATTGGTTACGCCGATGGCAATGTTCCCAGAGCTGCGCAGGCCGTTGAGTAACGAGTCGGCGGGCATCGTTTCGCCCTCCGCGCAGTTCACCCATACGAAGAAGTCACTTCGATAGACCTCGTTGTTGAACAGGTCGATCTTGTAGTTGTTGAAGGCCGGTGTGCTCGGATTACCACCAGAGAACGAGAAATCTATTGCCTTCTGGACATTGTAGATTTTGTTCCCTGACACAACTCCATGGCGCGCGTCTTCCATCACAATACCGAACGTGTTGAACCCAGCATCAGCTAACTTCCCGGCGCCATAGATGCGGTTCCCAACCGCGCGGAAGTTGCGTGAGTTCTCCATGAAGCCTAGCGGCACGTACCCGCCGACGAAAACGTTGTGGCTGATGTTGATGTTGTCGATGAAGGTGTTGTCAGCGCCAGTACCGGCGGCGTAGTCGTTCTCTACCTTGAGACCAAAGTTGAGTTCGCCTTTGGTCACAGGAAGGATCGTAGAGTACATGATCGTGAGACTATCCATTGTGCCGCCGACGGTGCCTAGGTTGCCGCTGATATGGATTAGCCCGACGCCCTGCAATGGAAATGCGAGGTTGTCGCTCCCGATAAACGTACAGTCGTAGAAATGCAGGCCCTTGGGAATCTTTACCCCAGTTGCATCGCCGCGAGTGCGGATGCCAAAGCCCTGAGCGTTGCCGATGATGTTCGCCATCTTGAACGTGCATGTAGTGAACGTCATGCGGCGGAACGCAGCCATGTCGAAACTGCCAGTGGTAACATTGAGGTCCGTCAAATTGAACAAGACGTTTGTGAAGTTCACGTCAGTTGGCATGTCCGTACTTGATGCGGCCCAGGTGTTCGCATAAGAGTTCTGGCTACCAGCGGAGTAGTTGGATGCAAACTCGCAATCAATCACCGTCAGACCATCGGCGCCGTAGCTACCGCCGGCAAAGTTACCGCCGCCGTGCGTGAAGATGCCTTTGAGCGCACCCTGGGTCTTGCAGTTCTTGATGGTGAAGTTGCGCGCCTGGGTAACCTCAAACGCTGCACTAGAAACAGTCGCGCCACCTCCGTCAATGACGAAGTATTCCACCGAGCACCCGGTTCGCGTTGTGTCGGCGCAGCCCAGCGTATAACCGGGGTTATCCGTGCGCAGCAACGTCGAAAAGTCGTACGCACCGATGAGCACCATGGAGCTTGCGTCCCATGCACCCGGCACAATGCGCCCGACCCATGTTCCGGTGTGGACGTAGAGCGTGTCACCAGCGCCGGTACTGGCCGACATGCCGGTAGCGATTGTCGAATGGGTTGAGTTGGTTGTTTCAAGGTATAGTGTGCCGTCGTCGCGCTGGATCATTACCTGCGTCGGCACACCGACACCGGCTGAGTTGACGATGCGTAACGCCCCGAACGCCACCTGGGCCAACGCCAGCGCGAGAAGGAATGGAAGGATGCGGCGCATGGTGGTCACTGCCCATCCCCGGCCCGACGTGCCGGATTCGGGATGTCGATGCCGTCAGTCGCAACCGCGCGCAGGATGGTGTACTTGGTAATCCGGCGCTCGAACACCAACGTAAACCCCGCTGGGACTTCAAGGGTGTCGACGGTGGCGGTAGCGGAGGTGTACAACACCACATCAACATTCTGGGTATACGGCGCAACCGAAACCGTCCACCACCGCGGGGATGGCGACAGATACCGCGTGATGGTGGTGGTGGCAGCACCCCACTCATCCTCACCCCCGGACTGCGCGATCACGACCCCACCAAGCCCCAACGCCGCCAGGGCCAACGCCACCCACGCTACCCACGCCTTGATTCGCTTCATTGTTCGATCTCCTTTTCAAACGGGATTCCTTGGGCGCGTAGGGTCCGCTTACCGAACCCTTCCTCAGCCCTGGCCGAGCCTTCCTTGGGTTCGTCCACCCACGCCTTCACGATGCGCTCAACGACTCCCTGGTACTCTGGATCATTTTCCTCAAAACCAAGGGACTTCGCCAGTTCCTGGGCGAACGGGGTCGCCGCCAGCAGCCGACTGGGGGTCGCCGAGAAGAACTCATCCAGCATCCCCCGGGTGGGGTACCGCTCATCCCACACACGCTCCATGAGGGTGAGGCCTTCGGGATCACCGGCCCCGGTGAACGCTTGTTCGACTGCCCCACCAATCGCCTTCACCCCACGGATTGAGATCGGCTCCCCAAGCTCACTGAGCGGCTGTAGCCCGACCGGCATCCGTTTGAGCCCAGCAACCCGCTCGCCTGGTTCCTTGCCCATCATTTCCCGAATCCCAGTTGGCCACTCGGACTGGGTCCACCGGGAAAAGTCGAGCCCACCTGGCACGATCCCCTCCCCAATGTCCAACGCCACCCCAAACGCACTCAACGCCGCGATCCAACTGGCGGCGCCCTTGACCCGCTGCGCCCCGCGCAGGAACTTCCCATCGGCGGTGGCCGCGGTATTGGCTGAATGCACCACTGACTCCGCGAAGTTGATCGGGAACGACATGAACAGATACGAGGCGTCGACGGCAACCTGCACCAACGACGAGCTTGATTCACTCGCGAGCTTGGGGCGGTTGGCGGGGTGGTACAACCACTGGGTGTCGTTGACGGTGGCCTCGGCGAGGATTCGCCGTGCTCCCATGAGGTCCCGATTCACCATCGCGTTGCGGAAGGTGGCAGACTCGGAGGTCAACAGCTTCCTCGCCGCAACCTCCCACGCCTTACCACCCCGCGTCATATCCGCAAACAGGTCCTCAGCATACAGCTCCGTCGCTCGGTAGACATTCATCCTGTTCATCAAGTCGCTGACGCGGTAGTGCCACGTCAAAGCATCCCGAGCCTTCACCGGTAGTGCCGTCCACCGCCGATCGGCTTCAACACGATCCAGGAACTCACCCCAGTTCTTCGACCACCCATAGGACCGGTTGCTCACCGCAAAGCGTTCCTGGAACTCGCGGTTGGTGGCGACATCCTTCACGGACATCGCCAGGTACGGCCGCCGGGTGAGCTTGGGCAACCCAGCACCCAGCCGATCCACTGCGAGCAACTGCTGGGAGAGGTTGCGAACCGCAGGCCCACCACGTCCCCCGAACACACTGGTATACCAGGCCCCGGTGAACGCACGGGATAGGAACCTCGCTTTGGAATCGAATTCCGCTGGGTTCGACATGATCGACCCAAGCTCATCAATCAACCCTTCCCCCATCGCGCGACTCACAACCTCGGATTTCTTGATGGACGCGAGGGCAGAGGTTTGCAGTGCGCTCCGCCCCCCGAGCTGCATCACCAGCCAATCCATCCCCACCGCCCGGTCAATCCCACCCCCAGCGGTTGTCCCAGGATCAGTCAGTGTGCGGATGATCTGCTCGCTCACGGGCTTCACATACTTGTGCCGATACAGCATTCTGGTGTAGGCGTCCACCAGCTTGGCAACGTTGAACTCGGTGGGGTTGAGTTCCCCGGTTCGCACCATCGCAAAGAACGGCTCAGCCCCCATCACCCCGCGTTGGCGGTAGTCGGTCTGGAGGTTTGCAATTGCCTCAGTCATTGATTTGCCAGACGCGAGTTCTTTACGCAGCCGCGGGATGTACTGGAGCAGGTATTGGTCGGGGGTGAGAATCCCCGCACGCACCGCTTCACCATGGAGATCATCGAGTAGGAGCCTCACCCGCTGGGCCTTCGCGAAGCTCCCCGCGCTGATCTTGCGGATATTGGGCAACCCCTCGGTCTGCCGTGCAGCGTTCATCGCAACACGATCAGAGTCCTTGCCCAACATGAAGTAGATTTCGTCGTTCTCAGTACGCATCGCGGCATCCGGCGACGACCAGACCTTCCACCGGGTCGGTCGATCCGTCATCGACGTCACCTTCATGGGCAGCCCCGAGTGCTGGACCTGCCCCAGCAACCCCACATCCACCCTCGCAACCCCACCCCCAAGCGCACTCGCCAGCTCCGCCATGCGCATTTCGTGAGAGACGTACGCCATCTCACGAGCTTTCACAAACGGCTCAAAGGTTCCGGTGTTTTGCAGCAGGTACCGATGCGGGCGAATGAAGAACAACTCATCGCGCCCGAAGAACTTGGTGAGTTCCTTGCGGCCGATTTCGTTGTACGCCAGCTCATGCGCGCGGCGGACATCCCGAATGATGGGGGACCGCCCCACATACACCAACCCAGCCAAGTGCTGCACCCCCGAGACATCACTCCGCCCCTTCGCACCGACCTGGCGCATCAGCGCCATGGCCCGAGGCGAGTCCTTGCGCCAGTGACCGTTTTCCACGAATCGGTCCGGGTGGCGCAGGTACTCACTCACAAGCCCACCATCCACGAGCACGGACTTGCCTGATTGGCGGTCGAAGTATTCGTCCTTGAGCTGGCGCTTGGAGAACCACGACTTCGGCAAATCGAACCGCGACCCGTACATCGCTTGGAGCTTTGCGAGTTCGTCCTGGTTGGTGACCGCAGCGAGGCGCATGTTGAGGTATGCACGACGGTCCGCAGGGTCGGCTTTAGCAAGCTGGTCGACCAGGGCCTTGTCAAGCTCCGCAACTTTGGATTTGCCCTTCGCCATCGCAGACGCGAGCTTGCGCAGGCGCTCAGCATTGGGCGCTTGGGTGGTTTCTAGTTGCTGGGCGCGCTTGAGGATCGCTTCGACCTTGGGTGCTTTGGGTGCAGCTTCCCCGAGCCCCAGGGTTTTCTCAAGTCCTTCACGAACGGCACGACTTGCCTCGCTGATCTCAGCTTCAGACATGAGTGACTTCGCGTTGCGAACATGCAGTGCGGTTTTCAGTAACGACCCAACTGCCCCGCGGTTCTTCACCGCCAGCGCCCCGAGCCCCGCAGCCCCCAGCGACCCCGCCACCAGCAACGGTTTCCCACCCACCAGCCACAGCGGATCAGCCAGATCATACGCAGCGAAATCCGCCAACCACCCCGGCACCCCAGCCTGCTCCAGCTTGCTCGCGATCGGGTGCTGGTAGGTCTGCACCCCCGCAGCCTCATCGGTAATCATCTTGAGGGTGAAGGGGTCGATCGCAGTGCGCCCATAGAGCGTACGGAGCCGCTGCGCCTCTGCTGCTGCGTCCTGGGAAAAGAACGGGTTTGGGATTTGGGGAGAATCAGCGATCCCCGGCACCACATGCCCAAAATGCGGAGTGGTAAGCATGAATGCTTTAATCGCGGCGGCAGGCGCGATCAATGACCCCAACGGCCCGATCTCCCGCCCCGCGGCCTTCGCCATTTCCACAAGCTGACGGTTGTCAACAACATCGGATTCCAGCATCGCGGCGATTTGGTCGTACCCACCAGGGTTCTGCGCGATATCCACCAAGCTGGAAACTGTGTGCATGGTGCGCTCGGCACCCGCGGGCTCCGCGAGCCCATAGTGCACCAGGAACGCTTCGCGGTCACCATCGCCCCACCCGAGGGCATCGGTGTTCTGGGTGAAGTAATCCCGCAGCTTCGAGCGAACGTCCTCCTGGCCTTCGGGGGTACCAACATCCACACCCGCGCGCTCAGCCGCGTCTAGAAACGCCGCTGTGGTGTCTTCGTAGAGCTTTCGGTTTTGGGAAGGGTCGTAGGTGTTGGCCACGGGGCGTTACTCCTCATCCGGCGAGTTCAAACCAAACGCAGCGTTGGCCGCGGCGCGAGGATCCATGATCCCCACCGCTCCAGCACCTAGCACCCCTTCTTGAGTCCCGAGGATAGATTGCAATTGCTCAAGCTGCTTCATCAGCGCGGATTGGCGAGACACAAGCTGTCTCAAACTCATCCGCTCCGAATTCGGCAGACCCTTCACCGCTTCCAGTTTGTCCAGGCGCTTGTCGACATCGACATCCCCGGCTTCGAGCATTTCTTCAATCGAGGCGAAGTCCTCGTTCCCACGTCCAGGCCGGTCTTTCTTGATCACCGCGAACCGCCGCGTGATCTCAGCCATGGTCCCGGCAAGTTCCTGGCTCGCCACCCGCGAATCCTTGATCGCGGTAGCGGTGACACCTGCTGCACCCTTCGACCCGAGCGTCGCCTCGAACTGACTCTGGCGTTGGAGAAGCTCAGCCCCCCACAGCGCGAGGCTCTTGTCGCCACGGGCCGAAGCTTCCTTTCCACGGGCAACATTCTCGTTGCTCGCGATGATCTCCTGGCGGATCTTGTCGAGCGGGGCCTCGAACTTCGCGATGCGTTGGGCCTGGGCCTGGGCAACGAGGAGTTCGTCAGGGACTTCTTCCATCCCCGGAATGAACTCCCGAATCCGCGCACGCAACAGCTCGCCCCCCGGTGTCTGCCGGCCGACGAGTGCATCACTGATTTGCCCGGCATCCCACGACTCGATAAACGCTGACTTCTCGTCGGTGAGGGCTTTGGCCATGAGCTTTTGGGTTTCGATCTCCGCGCGCTGGGCCTCGACCCGAGTTTCCTGGGCTGCGCGAAACGCCTCGATCTTCATACGGTTCTCAGCGTCAGCATTCGCAGCACGAGCTGCACCCACACCCTGGATGAAATCACTCCTCCCTTGGAGCGCTTGCCCAACCCCAATCAACGCATCCGCGATGCGGTTCCCGGTGCCAACTTGAGTCTGTGAAGCCTGGGGGGCCTGCGGCAACGGAGGAATCGGCCCGGGTCCGGTAGGTGTCCCGAGCCCGGCCTTCACCATTTCCCCACGGAGTTGGTCAGGGGAACGGTTGAACAGTCCATCCGGGATCACCCCGAACCCTCCGATCAAAAACCCTGCACTTGATCCAGCCACCGTCCACCCCCTTAGAGAAGTGCCACCATCGCCCCGGCAGCGGCAATCGCTTTGCCAGCTTGCTCCATTGAGTCCGTATTCTGCCCAGTCGGGACATTCCCTGCCCCCTGGGCAAACCCTCCACTCAGGGTTGACTGGATCCCAATCGACTGCTCGATGAGATCCTGGAGGATACGCGACCGAAGCGCCATCGACTGGAACGCGGCCCCGGTCTGGAACCCAGCAGCGATGTCCTCAGCGAAGGTCCCCCCGAGCCCCGCACGACCAAGATTCGCACGCACCGCCCCAGCTTGGGCTGACCCAATCATCTGGCCCTGGCCGATAATCGACTGGATCTGCGGGTGCGCAAGCTCGGTCAGCCCCTGGAACCGTTTGGTCAGGGCCTCGTTGGACAGCAACTTGACCGACTGCGCCAGAAAGTCCCTCTGTTGCTGACGCCCCTTGAAGGTTTCGGTGGTCCCGAATCCCTGCACCGATGCCATGTCACACCCTCCGTGTCGAGACTGCCCCGTCCGCACCCACATACAACACCCAAGTTGACTTTGTCGCAGGAGCAGCTAGGATCGGATTCTTGGTCGGCGAGTTCCGGTGTCCTTGGGAATTGGGAAGGATGTTGCGCCGACCCCTCCAAATCGCGTCCAGGGTCTCAATGCGACGTGCCATTGATACCCGCACCCGTGGCTTACTAAGAAGCGACACCGCCGCGCCCCCCTTCGGTTTTGAGCAAGACCCCACTCAGCGACCATTCCTCGGTTCCATCCGGGGTAACGGTCACGCTCCACTCCACACGCACCCCATTCACCCCGACCACAAGTTCGGTCTGCCGGAACCCTTCGGTAACCAGTTTCAACGGGGCCGAGGTCGCGTTGTCCTCAAGGTCGCTCTCGACACCAATCACCCTCACCGTGGCGGTTGTAAGGGGGGCTGCACCGGCGCGTACCCCGACCGACCTAACAATTTGTGTCGCGAACGGGAACTCGTCAAAGAACAGCCACCCCGAATCCAGCACCCCGGGGTCGATTGCTTGGTCGCCCGATTCGTTGAAAACCTCGGAGTCATCGAAGGTCAGAAGGTGGTCCGTCCCCTCGAATGCGATGGGCGCGGCGCCGGCGACCAACCCAGCGATGGTAGTCGGTCCAATCGCCCGGAGCCGGGGTCCGTGTGCGGAGTCCTTCAACAACGTGGGGTGGTAGTAAAAGTCCCACTGGACGGTGTCACCGGTGCCATCCGGCACCCACAACCGGATCCGGGTGTTGGCTGCATCGACCCCCATCACCGCGTTTGCAAGTTCTGTCGGGTCCAGCCCTGCGCCCGCCACCGACCAGTCTGTACACGCATCGTCAAACCCAGCACCGTCAGTCCACCGGAGTCCCTGTCGGGACAACCACACCACCACCTGCCCGGATTCGGTATCCACGGTTGCCCACGCGCGCTTGCTCACCGGCCCTTCGCGGCCGCAGATTTTGGTCTTCACCCGGCCTTGGGTTTCGCCCGCGGGACCGTCCTGCGGCAGATACGCCACCGACCACACCGAGTCTTCGAGCAGGATGACCAGGGTTTCCCCGATGGTCACAGCCCCCCTGGGCGCATCGCTCCCACCCCCAACGAACTGGAGCCGAAACGCTGTGGGGGAGTATTCGGGTTGCTGGGCTGGGGTGTAGAAGAAGATCGGGCTCGACCCATCATTCATCACAATGGAGTTCTGGAACTCGCACCCGATCACAAACGGGGCCGGGGGGCGCAACCGCTTGTAGATCGCGACCTGGCCGCCTTCTTCAATGTACACTGACGGAAACACCAGGTGCGGGTCGAGCTTGGTGCCCTCGCTGTCGTCGGTCCAGGTGCCACCATCCGCGTGCGCAACCTGGGCGATCATCCCAGCGACAATCGGTGGGAGCACCCGTTCGTTGGCGGCAGTGTCCCCAAGGTTGAACGCGAACTCGACCATTTCAAGAGTGGCATCGGGATAGTCAGGGGTCCGGCCGAAGTAGTGCCGGTAGATACGAAACGAATCCGCGCGACCGGTGTTCGCGGCGTCATAAGGTGATGTCGGCAGTACCAACACAGTGTGCTTGCCGGTGTCAGCGAAGTTGATCGTAGCGTAGTAAACCGCTTGGATGAACGACTCCACATCCCGCACCGAATCGAAATCCGTGATGATGTACGCGACGTTGTCGACTTCGCCGGACGCGGGGTCCCACTGGGAATCGGTCCCAGCGAGCGAACTGGTAACCTCGCCCAATGTCGCTGCGTGGTCAGCCGGTGACACCAGCCCAAGCGCCAGCACATCCAGCCCCAATGTCACCAGGAAATTCGCAACGCTGGTCCCGATGATCCATTCATCGAGGTACCGAGTCGCAGAGGCCCCAGTTGCCACCCCAGTCTCCGTGTGACGCAGGGTTAAAGATCCCCCGGTGGTGGGAGTTGTGTACAGGTACGTCGAGGTAGCGTCCACGCACACCACCAACACCACCGGGTCAACGGACGCAAACGTCAACGGGAAGATGTCGAGGATGGTGAGGCCGGCTGGCGCAGTCGCAATGCTCACCCGCCTGGTGTCACGATACAGGGTGCCGGGGTCGCCGGGTTTCAAGCGTGAGTTGCTGGCTCCCCACAGCTCATTACGCGCCAGGGCCGAGCGGATCTTCGTCCGCACGACCCCACCATCGAGCTTGTGTTCGAGCCACTTGGCCAAGGCCCCAGCCCCCCCCCTAGATCGTTTCAGGCGCCCAAGCGTGATGCGCCCCGGTGTGCACTGAGGTCAGGGTGACGATCTGGTTCTGGGTGATCTCGGTCACAGCAACCAGGATTTCACCGTTCGCAGCGCCACCAGTGACAAGGTCCGGCGGGAGTGCATTCGTGAACCACAGCTTGATGACTCGGCCGATGGTGATCGGGGTTCCGATGATGGAAATGTCCGTGGTCCCGGTGATCTCCACGAGCCCGTCGTTGGTGGCGAGGGAAATCGTCCCTGCGCTCGCAACGCTCGACGCTCGTGGGTAAACCCGCATTTGGCGAATCGCACCCTGGTCGAGATCAATGTCGTTCGCGTTCATGTCGATCATCCCACCCAGGATACCCAGCCCACCACCCAGGGTACCCAGCCCAGGCTTCATAAACGCTTGGGTGGAGCCCATGTCGCCGCCGTCGATAATCGTTCCGGTGCCACCATCGGTGTAACCCGATGTCGCCCCCTCATTGAACCCGCACCCGATGATGGATGCGGTGGTGGTACCGTCGATTTCAAGGCCGTACTTGGGCGAAGTTGCACCTAACCCCGTCACCCCAAACAACATGATGTCGGTGCCAAGCGCTGAGGTGTTGGATTTGAGCACCACGTTTGCGAAGGTGTTTGCCGCGCTTTGGCCGGAGTCCGACACCAACCCACCGAACATCTTGGTCTTGTCGGCACCGTTGATGATGATTCCGTCTTCTTCGGCCAAGATCACCAAGTTGTCGCCCAAGGTGTTCCCTGCGCATGACCCCGCAACCGCAGAGTTCGCCTCGAAGTGGATGCCGATGGGGTTCGCGCCGTACACAACGTTCTTATCGACTTTGTTGAGTGTGCAGTTGTCGTAGAGGTGAATCGCGCCCATCGTACCGGAGCCCTGCATTTGCCGGCAGCGGTTCCCCAGCACATTGTTCCCGATGGTTGGTGGCTGGGCTTGGGTGGAGGTGACGTAGATTTGCTGTGCGGTACCACCCTCGATGGTGTTGAGAGAAACATCGTTGAATTGGCACCCGGCATCCAGCAAAATCCCATGCCGCCCACCAGAATCAAACGCGATTCGGTTGCTGGTGATCTTGCTGTCGGTGACAAGAACACACCAAATCCCAATTCCAAACCCTGCCGCGGTCCCGAGCAAGTTGTCGATCTTGCAGCGGTTGATCTCGAAATCCGAGTCTGACAGCTTGATCCCCACGTTGTACGACGCAAACCCCGTCAACCCGGTGATCTTCAAGTTGTCCGCGATGAACCTAGAAGCCCCAGACGCTACCTCAATCGCAATCGCGGCGGTTCCGGTCGAGGTTGTGGTTTGGCCGAGCATCTTGAAGTTTGCAAGGCGAACATCATCAGCGGTGACGGTGATGGTGGTACCTGCGGTCGGGCGGGTCCTGAATCCTGTGTTGAACCCTTGGCCGATGATCTCAGTGTTCGCTGTGCCGATGGTGATTTCGTCAGCGTCCACGAGGTAGATAGCGGACAGCAGCACTGTTGCCCCACCCAGCAACCCAGCGTGCAGGATCGCTTTGTTGACGGCCTTGGTGTCGTTGGTAGAGGAATCCCCAATTCCCCCAAATGCCTCTGGGGTGACGAAATTCGTGGTGGGGAAGTCAATATCCCGCACGATCTTGGTCCCCACGGTTGCATCGGCCACCAGTAGGTCAAATCGCTTCGCGCGGGTGTAGGTTTCAATCAACCCATCTGACCCAGCACCGTGTGCATTGAACCCTGCGGACCCGGTTTTACGGTAGGTGTATGTCGGGATTCGGTTCGCGGCGGTTGCATCCGCCATCACAATCTCATCCCCAGCGACCAGCGTAAACGGTGCCCCGGTGAGCGACTGTAGTCTCACATACCACTCGGATCCAGACACATACGGATCCAGGGTGCATTGGAGAAACGTGTCCTCCAGCCAAATCCCGCTGATGACCACATTCACCAACGAGCCATTCACAATCGCGCCTGGGTCGTCAACACGGATATCGTGGGATTCAGCGTTCGCGGTCCAGGTTTCAGAGTTCGTTGCCGTTGCACCCGGCAGCAACAGCTCAGCGGTGACGTTCGCCGGGGAATCGTATTTCCCTGCGCCGGTCAACCCAGCTAACGCGACTTCGAGCTTTCCACGCATCGACATCCCCCCTAGTGTGAACCAACCGTGAACCCGTCCGGCCGTGCAACTCGAAGTTGGAATGATCCACCCACGTTTTCCTCGCGGTCGTTGGCTTTGGCGCGTTTGACCGCGTCGAGGTACTGGGCGTATTTGCGCTCTGCGAGGCGCGGGTTGTCCTGGAGCCGACGTTCGGCCAGGTAGAATTCGGTGTAGTAGCACAATGCGATGTAGAAATCCTCAGGTGCGATGATTACCGTGTCTGGTCCTGTCACCAACGGAATCCGCTTCACATTCACGATTCGAAGTTCAAGGTCGGTGGCGGCGCTGTCATCCGGAGTAGGCCAGACCTCAACCTCGTTGTTGGCCCAACTGTTCACCTGGGTCCACGCGACCGGCTCGCCATCTTGGTCCTGGAGAGCAGTGGCCATGTTCCGGTGTTCCCACGGGACGAACCCCAGGGTCCGGTGGACTTTGCCATCTGAGTTGATGAGCTGGAGTGCGCGCGCAGCGACGTTGGTTTTCGGGGTTGCGTAGTTGGCTTGCCCAGATACCAGCGGAACATCTGCTTGAACCTCGGTCCCAAACAGAAACGGCCCGCGCAGGTTCACATCGCGCAGCCCCGCCATCACCCCTTCAATAGCGATTGCGAGTGCAACTTCACCCGTTGACCCAATGATCCCCGCGGCGCAACGAGCAATCTGCCCGGCTTTGCCGGCACTGGATGGCCCAGTGGACGAACTCGGGTCAATGGCGTATCCACCTGCGTACGTTAGGCTCATGCGAATTGCCCCCGCTGTTGGGGTTTGGGTTTGCGGGTGCGAAGATCGGCGTTGTGTGACGCGACGCGGATCTTGTCGTCGGGGGTTTTGACTGCACCGTATGCGGGGAACCCAGCGATCTGACGCCGCAAGTCGTCGTACTCATGCTCACCAAGCCAAGTGCGTACTGTTTCAGGGCGCACTAGTCTCGCGAGCACCACCTTGCGCAGGATCTCACGCCACCCCCAACACCCAACATTCTCAAATGGTTTGTTCACACCATAGTTGTGGGAACCAGGTTTTTGGAGTTGGCGCATCTGGCGAAATTCCGGGATCATCGGACACGCCACGTTGTACGAGGAACGCGGGGTGGTCGGGGTTTCGAGCATGTGCTCAGGTGGTTCTGGATCCCCCCACACGATCGTCGCCACTCCGCGCGGCAACCCATTCAGCTCCCCGAGCCCCGAGTAGTACCAACGGTGCGACACCAACCCGATTCTCCCGCTGGAGAGAATCTCATCCAACTCACTGACGTGCATGGGACCAGAGGCGCCACCCATCTGGTCCCACGACGCATACAAGGGGTTCAACGAACCCACTACCTAATCCTTGCCAGGCCAGGTCTGGGCACCAGGCTTGTCGAGCGTTCCCTCGACAGTCTTGCCACCACCTGGAATCGCCTTGCCGGTGCTGGGATTCAGCACTGACGCCGGAAACGATCCCGGCACACCCGGCTGGCCCTTGTTGATACCCATTGGGTACCTCCATCGTTGGGGTGAATGTTCCTCGGCCCGCTTAGGCCAGCGGCACCGGCATCTGCACGACCTTGCTCGCACGATCGCCAGCAACGAACCCGGGGAACGCCTTGATCGTCAGCGAGGCCCATTCGTTGGCAGGATCGTTAATCGCCGAGCCGTTTCCAAAGCCCTTGAGGATGAACCCTGCGGGCATGGAACTGATCTCGGTGGTGTAGAACGCGTCCGCAGCGAGGATGAGGTTGACCTCGGAATCGGTGACGGCGTCAGCCATTCCGTATTCCAGCGCGGCAGTCACATCGCCTTGCTCGAAGACATCGAATGTCGTCTCCAGGAACACCATCTGCGCGAAGGAGTGGAT